GAAAAGGTGACCTATGGTGCACGTTCGGGTGGAATGATGACAAGCTCCCGGCAGACGAAGAGAGAGCAAGAAAAGATATCAAGAATTTTATCGCGAAGATAAATTACCGGAGAAAAAGAAAAGGACTTGGAAACATCAAGTACATATACGTGCTCGCATTTGATGGGTATGTGAGACCACACTTTCATATTCTCATGACCGGAGACGGCATGGACAGAGACGAGCTGGAATCGCTCTGGAAGAAATGCGACAGACCAAACACACGAAGAATATCACCTAATGATGATTTTCTCATCACAGGTTTAGGAGAATATATATCAAGAAATCCACACGGTACTAAGCGGTGGGTGAGCTCAAGGAACTTAAAGAAGCCACCGGAGCCGACAAAGAGCTACAGCAAGTTCAAGAAGCGACGTGTTGAGAGGATGGCCAAAGACCACACAGTATTAGAGACAGAACTCACTAAAGCATATCCGGGCTACAAGTTCCTGGATGCGGAGGTCAAGTACAACGGTATCAATGCAGCATTTTATATCTATGCTCGCATGGTTCGGAATTGAGGAGTGACAAATGACGAAGAAAGAATTAACAAGCGTATATTATATCAAAAAAGAAATCAAGATGTGGGAAGAACAACTGGAGCTGATTGAAAGCAAAGCAGAAGGAAAAGCAATGCAGATTACAGGCTTGCCATTCACTCCGGGAACTGGAAGCAGTGACCAGATGGCAGACTTGGCAATTAAGGCTGTGAGTGTAAGAGAGCTGATTGAAGCCAAGAAGAGAAAGCTCAATCAGCAGCAGGACAGAATTATCTCATGGATTATATCAATAGACGACACAGTCGTTCGACAGATTATGTTGTATCGTCATGTCAGGTGCTATTCTTGGAACACAGTGGCACAGAAGATTGGCATTACTGCCGAGAGCGCGCGAAAGCAACATGACAGATATCTGCAGCAGTCTCAGAAAGAAAATAAATAAAGTTGTCCGTTTTGTCCGTTTGATGTGTGATATAGTGTAAGCATAAAGGATTGGCAAAAGGGCCGGTCCTTTTTATTTTGGAATAATGACAGATACAGAAGCAAAGAAGTTTTATGACAGTAAGGCATGGCAAACCAAAAGAATAGAGATATTAAAGCGGGATCGCTTTGAGTGTCAGGACTGCAGGGCAAGAATCCAAAAGGCTGTGGCAGAGGGAAAATGGCTGCCGGAGAAAGAAAAGAAGATAGCAAGGGCGGAGCAGGTACATCACATACAGGAACTGAAGGAGCATCCGGAGCTTGCACTGGATAATGACAATCTTATTAGTCTGTGCGTTCGTTGTCACAACATCAGACATGGCAGAGTGCCTCAAAAGTTCAAAAGAAAAAAGAAACTTGCGAGCCGGGAGCGTTGGTAATACCCCCCCGGTCAATTTTTGCGAAATTTTCTTGAATGGCGAACGGGCATGTGGGCATGACTCCGGAAAAATTTTGAAATCTCGCGTGAAAAGGGCAAGGGGTACCAATTTCAAAAATTACTTTAAGAAGAAATTTTTCGAAGAACACAAAAATACAGTTATTTTTACGTATAAAAACCGTTAAAAAATATGCAAATTATACACAAAAAACAGACATATTTTGAGAAAAAGGGAGGTGAGCGGATTGACAAAAACGGAAATAAGAGATTCTCTGGTCAAGCAGTTGGAGCTTCGGGGAATGAATGCAGAGTTTTACAAAGACATGATTGACGATTATGTATATTATTGGTCACTGAAAAAGAAGCTGATTAGTGATATCAAGTCAAAAGGGCTCAGATACAAGACTATTAACGGAAACGGAGTTGAAGTCGAGAAAACAAATGATTCTGTTGTCAATCTGCAAAAAACCACAGCAACTATGCTCAAGATTTTAGCTGATCTGAGACTTAAGGATCCGGTACCTGAACCGGAAAAAGCAACAGATGGTTATCTGTAAGGAAATTGATGATTATCTCAAATATGTCAAAGAACATCCGAAGTGGATAAACAAAAAGCGAAAACAGCTTATCAAGAACATTGTAAAGCCATTACTTAAGCGAAATGATATTTTTTTCGATAAAGAGACCTATGAGAATTGTCTCGAATACTGCAAAGTAAATAATTATGAGCTTTTTCCATACCAGAAGTTCATATACGCGTTTGTATTCATGTACAAAGACGATATTCCGGTATTCCCAAAGTTTTTCATCAAAGAAGGACGTGGAAACGGAAAGGACGGCTTCATTGTTCCCTTGGCAAATTTTATGCAGACACCTCTGTATGGTGTCAGAAATTATCATGTTGAGATTGTGGCCAACTCAGAAGATCAGGTCAAGGACACTTTTAAGGTTGCCTATGACATGCTCCACGAAAATGCAAAGTTCAAAGGAAAATTTTCAGTAACAAAGGAGCTGATTACGAACCTTGCAACAGGCTCTGAAATGAAATATAACACTTCAAATGCCAAAACCAAAGACGGCAAGCGAACAGGATGCCTGGTGCTCAATGAGATTCATGCTTACGAGAATTATGATCAGATAAATGTGTTTGAGTCTTCATTCGGAAAAGTCAAACATTCCAGAGAGTTTATTATCACCACAGACGGCTACGTCAGAGACGGTCCGTTGGATGAGATTTCATCAATGTGCGCTGAAATCCTTGAGACCGGTGAAAATCCACTGGGATATTATCCATTCATCTGCGAAATTGACAGCATGAAAGAAGTTGATATTCCTGATGCATGGCACAAAGCCAACCCATCAATGGAGTATATGCCGATTCTGGCCATTCAGATATTGCACGATTATCTTGAAATGAAAAAGATACCGTCAAAGAGACCGGAATTTATCACTAAGCGTATGGACAAGGCTGCCAGAAGAGAAGAGGAAACGGTCACAACATGGCTGAATGTACTGCGTGCATGTTACGAGGGCAGCACGACAGAGGAATTAGAACTGAAAAAGCCAAGAATGACAATCGATACAAAAGGGCAGCTGGCTGTAATTGGAATCGATTATGCCGATATAAGGGACTTTGCATCGGCGGGAGTTTTGACAAAAACCGAATCAGGAGAATATATATGGCGACAGCACACATGGATTTGTGCTGAATCGCCTTTTTTAGACTCCATCAAGTTCCCGCTTAAGAACATAGGGCAGACCGAATTTAATGATTTCGAGGTGGTACCGGGACCTGTAATCGATGTGAATAGCATAGTTGATTGGTGTATGGAAAGATGTGCTGAATATGATGTCAAGAAGATAGCAATGGATACATACCGTTACACTCTGTTTAAGAGGGCATTCGAGGAACGGGGCCTTACGATTGAGGATCGTAAGAATCCGAACGGTGTAGTCCGGCTGATCCGGAAGATTACATCAGCAACCGGAATAATTGCACCATTTATCCAGTCCATGTTCAGTCAGGGCATGATTAATTTTGGAGCATCAGCAATAATGCGTTGGTACACCAACAATACAAGTGTTACCGAAGATAAATATGGCAATAAGATGTTTGGAAAGGTAGAACCGAAGCTCAGGAAAAATGATGGGTTCATGGCTTTTGATGTTGCAATGTTCTGCAAAGATGAGCTGGAAGTTCAAATAATATACATTTAGGAGGCAGCAATGTTTGATTTCCTGTTTCAAAAAAAGAATAAAGAGATGCAGTCTATGGCAGAGATTATTACGCTTGACTTGGAAAAGCTTAATCTGTCAAAGCTGGCAATTGAAAAAGCTGTGATGATGATTGCAAGGGCAATTGCAAAGTCTGACATAATAGTCCAGACAGACAGCAAACAGAAAAGCAGTATAGAGTACAGACTCAATGTAATGCCAAATGACCATGAGTGTGGAACTTATTTCTGGACAAGGATTATAAGAGAACTGTTATGGACACAGGAAGCACTTATCATCCCAATGAACGGCAAATATTACAAAGCGTCTGCATGGCAGGTGTCAAACAGTGTGCTGTCAGAGCGCATATACAGCAACATAACGCTTGAATGTGCAGGGGAACAGTATGGTTTATACAAAAAATTTATGTCATCAGAGGTGATCCACTTACGGTACGACAATGCAAAGATAAGAGTGTACCTGGAGTCCGTTGTGAATCAATACAACAATACGCTCAATGCAATCAATTACATGATTCGTCTATCCAATCAGCCAAAATTTAAACTGAAGCTGGGTACAGCACAGTCCTTCAGGGAAAAGCAGGCTGATGGAACTGACAAGATAGTCACAAAGGACATGTATGCGGAGAAAATCAAGAGACTGCTTGAGAGCGAAGATCTGACGGTAATGACAGAGTCGGAAGGTGTCTCACTTGAAAATATACAGATAAATGCGAGCGCAAAAGCGGAGGAGCTTGCCAAGGTTGCCTTGGCTATAAACAACGAAGCAGCCAATGCCTTTGACATTCCGGAAGCAGTATTTAATGGCAATATCACAGAGCAGTCAGATGCCACCAATGAATTTATCACCTATGCTGTCGGCCCGGTTGCGGAAGTTATAAACGATACGCTGACTGCCTACATAGTCGGTGAAGATGATTACAGCAGGAAAAATGAAAAGGTAATGGTATGGCTGGCACGTTTTAAACATGTTGATGTGGTGGATAGTGCAGTTAATCTTGATAAGCTTCGTGGAATTGGCTTCTCGTATGACGAAATCAGAGCAATGGTGGGATATCCTTTGCTTAACACTGAGTTCTCTAAAGCGAGAGCGTTGACTAAAAATTATGGAGAGGAGGGTAACAATGGCACATCAATTAAAAGTGATTAGATGGAGGTGATCCGGATATCTCGGAGCTGTCCGTTAAACAGTAATCAAGAGAAAGGAACAGAATTATGAAGAACGAAAATGTAATTTACAGATTCCAGCAGCAGGACAATGTTCATGAAATTTACATATATGACGAAATCAAAAAGACAGGTCCTTTCAACTGGGAAACATGGCAGTATGAAGATTCTGAAACATCTGCAAAGCATTTTAAAGAACTTTTGGACGCCATTCCGGAGACAGATGAGATTAAGATTTACTTTAATTCGAACGGCGGAAGCGTTGATCAGGGCACTGCGATTTATAATATGCTCAAGCAGCATGGTTCATACAAGACCGGAATAGTAATGGGAGTGTGTCATTCTATTGCATTCACAATTTTACAGGCGTGTGACAAACGAATAATGGGACAGGGCACCACGGCCATTATTCATGATATGTGGGAAACAGTAACAGGAAATGCAGCAGATTTAAGGGCAGAGGCAGATAATCTGGATGTTGCAATGGAGAGCTGCATAGCTTTATTTATGCAGCGTGCAAAGATTTCAGAGGATGAAGTCCGTGAAATGATGCACAAGGAGACCACATTGTCACCACAGAAGGCATTAGAGTATGGCTTCATCGATGAAATAGGATTGGAAAATCTTGACACACCGGAAAAGCCGGATGATTCCACTTTGCAGCAGGTGCTTAAAGAGAATGAGGCACTAAAGAAACAGCTCTGTAACAAGAGCGAACATGAGAGGCAGTTAGCTGAATTTTATCAGTTGACACATAAAGAAGCAGATAAACCTAAGAGCAACGATTGGGGCTCATTTTTCAATTAAGGAGGAAAACAATGAAGATCGAATCTATTAACAAAGAAGTTCAGGAAAAAGTAATGCAGTTACTCAATGAGGCTCCGGCAGAGAAGAAAGCTGAAGCTATCATGCAGTCTATTGAGATGATCCAGGAGGCAGCGCATGAGGACCTTGTAAATCAGGTTGTTGCTGAGGCAGAAAGAGCCAGCCATGATGCCGACTTCAAGAAGCAGCTTGGACTCAGGAATCTTTCACAGGAAGAAAAGAAATTCTATGAAGGCTTCAAGGATATCAAGCAGTCAATCACGGCCAATCAGATTGATATCATTCCGACTGAAATCATTGACAGAACACTTGATGATGTCAAGAAAGCATCACCAATCCTTAATCTTGTCAACATGGCACCTGCCAATGTCAAGAAGTGGATCGTCGCATCACATACAGGTGCAGCAGTATGGGGAGCTCTTACAGACTCGGTTAAGGGTGAGCTGAGCACAGAGATTTCAGCACTTAACATTGACCTTCACATGCTCACCGCTTACTTAGTTATTCCAAAGGCAATCAGAGAGCTTTCGCTTGAGTTTGTTGACCGTTATTTTATGGCAATTCTGTCTGAAGCTATGCAGGATGGTCTTGTAAAGGGATATCTTGATGGAGATGGAAAGACAGGACCGATTGGTATTTTCCGCCAGATTGGAACATCCAACAGCGATGGTACCAACAAGGCTAAGACGGTTGTGACAAACATCACAAAATTCAGCCCTAAAGGACTCTCAGATGTGAGAAAGACTCTTACCAATAATGGTAAGCGTGTTGTAGACAAGCTGTATCTTATCTGTAATCCGTCAGACGAGGCAGAATATGTTGACCCATGCATGTATGGAGAAGCGCTCACAGGTGGATATGTCAACAAGTCATTCATTGACATCGAGAAAATCGTAGATGCAAATTGTCCGAAGGGTAAGGCTGCATTTACAATTGCAGGATACTACACCATGGGAACAACCGGTGTAAGAGTGAATGAGTATGATCAGACAAAGGCTATGGAGAACGCAGATCTCATTATCGCATCATGTTATGCAAACGGCCGTGCAGTAGATGACAATGTTGCAGTTATCTTTGATGTAACTAAGCTGGAGGAGTATGTGCTCCCTGTAACACAGGCTACAATCGTTCAGGCTGGACAGGAATAATAAAAGAGAGGCAGTAATATGGAGAACACAGAACTGACAGCACTGGTATCAGAGATGAGGGCAGAATTCCAGATTCCGCCATATTACGAAGACAGTCAGCTTGCAAATCTTGCAAGAGAGGGTGAATGTACAGTCGGGAGCTTAAATCCCGGCTGCAATATCACAACAGATCTGACATACAGGATGCTGCTTAAAAATTACATGTATTATGCATATCACCATAGAGTCAGTGAGTTTATGGATAATTATTCAAGCGTGATTTTAACATGGCAGATGGAGACGGAGGTGGAAGCGGATGGCAATGCCTGAATATACAGATGGTGTGCTGGAACTTCTCAGGATAGAGGAGGATTGTTCACAAGACTTTCCGGTGGAAAAAGTAAGATCTACCGGGATGCATATCTGGTACAGGGAGCTTTCTGTATTTGATACAACACGAGCTAAGCTGTCTGCAGATGGAATAGAGGTTACAATGAAAATCAGTATTCCACAGTATAAGCAGGTCAACAGCAAGTGTATCTGTGTAATAGATGGCGCACAGCATGAGATATACAATGTGGCTCACGTGACCACTAAAGACGGTTTCAAAGAAACAGAACTGACACTTAAGACTCCGGCATATGACAGGGAGGTATATGATGACGAAACAGGAACTCAGTGAGATGCTACATGCCACTGGCTGTCCGGTCAATGAAGGAATATCTGATCTTGATAATGGAAAGAAGTTTCCGAGAATTGATTATTGGGAAATAGCATGGGATGATGTGATGGCATCAGGTGACAACTATGAAGATAAAATCACATGGCAGGTGAGCTTTTATTCTCGCACACCAAGAAATGAAAAGCTGATAATGCTGAGAGATATGATGCGCAAAAAGGGACTACACCCAACTATCCTGCATGAATTTATTACAGACGATAAAATTTGGCATTCGTATTTCTCGCTGGAGACAATGAATGAATGATATTACATTTGAAGATTCCGGAATGGAAGAATTTCAGGATATGCTTGGAAGCTATCTTTCAAAAGTGGACGAAAAAAGCGCTCTGGATGCAATAGAGGAGGGAGCAAAGGAGTTTGTTAACGACCTGCTGCGCTTGCCGAAGCCAAGAAGAAAGGTCACAGCTCCGGGATATACACATCTGGTTGACTCATTTAGCTATAAGCGTGATAAGACAGGAATAGATGTGGGATGGGGCAAGTATTACGGACCGATGCTTGAGCACGGCACGAAAAAAATGAGCGCAAAAGCTCACTTGAAACCATTATTTGAACAGAACAAAGAAAGATACTATAAAAAGATGATAGCAGCATTGGATTTATAGAACAGGAGGCAATTATGGCAATTAAAACTAAAAGACCACCAATGAAGGAGACTGTAGGAGCTCAGTATCTGTGCTTCAATACAATGGATACAGATGGCAGGTGGACATCCACATTTGCGGAAGAGGTGGAGAAGACAGAAGTAGTTAAAAGCGTAAAAGTCACGGAAAATGGAGAACCAACTGATACATACGCGTCAGGAGCAGTGTATGACAGTGATATTACAACAACTTCAACAGATATCGAGGTGGAAATTGTTGCATTTCCGGCTGACACACTTGCAAAATTACGTGGTGACAATGTTGATACTGATGGTCTTATTCTTTCAGGTGGATACAGACCACGACCTTATTTTGCTTATGGTAAGGTGGTTAAATTAAGAAAAGGCGGATATAGATACGACTGGTATCCAAAGTGCAAGCTCAGTGAGAACTCTGATGATACATCAACATCTGAGGAGAAGGCAAACGAGCAGACAGATACAATCAAAATCAAAGCATATCCATTTAATGATGATGGAGATATTGTTGCCAGAGTTGAGAGTGCATCTGCACCGGAAGGATTGACGGAAGATAAGTTCTTCAGCAAACCTATCCTAACTAAAGCAGACCTTGCAGCAGTATTAACAGCAACAGCAAAGGAAAAGTAGGCCTATGGACGAGAAAATCATAACCTTAACTGATGGCACAAAGCTGGAGGTTAAGGTTAATTTTATGACATTATATCTAATCCAGAAAGATGGATTAGACAAAGTAATCAATAAAGAGACACTATCAGAAGATGAGAACATGGAAGCGGCAGCAAAGCTGATTTATATTATTCTTCGGTCTAACGGTCTAAAGGTAGACGAAGACGAAGCACTCATTTTGACACCGATGGATCCAGAGGTCATAAGAGAGCTGTTTGACGAATTCGGCAAAAAGGTTGAAAAATATAAAAAAAAAGAGGCCACAAAAAAGAATCAGCCACAGACCAGGAAGAGAAAAAAGAAGAAATCGAAATAAACTGGGCTGAATACATGGTAGCTGCAAGAATGATGGGGATGAGCGAAAATGAATTTTTTAACTCGGATCCCATTTTTTTTAATGAGTGCCTTGAAGTGTGGCAGGAGGTCGAGAAAAAGAAAGTGGGTGTGATATATGGCAGACAGTGAAATGAAAGCTGTAGGGCTTAAATTAAAGGTAGACGGTACCGTAGACTTTAAGAAATCACTGACAGAAGTAAATAATGCTGTAAATGAAAACAGATCTGCCTTCAAGCTTGCCAAGTCGGAATGGGACAAGAGCACGTCATCAGCGGAGAAACTCAGGGCAACTCAGGAGTATTTACAAAATCAGACAGAAGCCTATACAGCTAAGGTTGACAGGCTCAACGAAATACTTAAAGCACAGGAGAATGCTGAAAAGAGAGACGAAGAGGCAATATCAAAGACAAGGCAGCAGTTGGATAATGCACAGGCTACCCTAAATCACTACAAAAGTGGTCTAGAGGATGTAAACCAAAAGCTTGAAAGTGGTGCTGCAACATTAGAGGATTACTCCCAAAAGGTACAAAATTTTAGTGATGCGACTGGAAACGTCGGCAGTTCATTAAACAAAAATGTTACTGCACCGATTGCAGCGGCAGGCGCCGGAATAATGGCAGCCTGGGAACAGGTTGATGAAGGCATGGATATTATTGTCGAAAAAACCGGTGCGACAGGAGATACTCTTGAGGAAATGCAGACTTCTGCAAGAAACATAGCAAAGAGTATTCCGACAGATTTTGCAACGGCAGGAAGTGCGGTTGGAGAAGTCAATACAAGGTTTCATATGACAGGACAGGAACTGGAGGATTTATCACAAAAGTTTGTTGAGTTCGCTTCGCTTAATGATACCGACGTATCATCTTCGATTGATAACACCCAGAAGGTTATGGAGGCATTCAACCTCGAATCCAAGGATGCAGGGGCACTTCTTGATACCATGAATAAAGTAGGACAGGATACAGGTATATCAATGGACACACTTGCATCCTCAATGGTATCTAATGCTGCATCCCTAAAGGAACTTGGTATGTCAGCTGCAGATGCAGCAACCTTCATGGGACAGTGTGAGACGTCAGGTGTTGATACAAGTACGGTGATGGCTGGCCTAAAAAAAGCTCTTGTTAATGCATCTGGAGAAGGCAAATCTATGAAACAGGCTTTGTCAGATTTGCAAAGCACAATGTCAGGCGCGAATAATTCAACAGAAGCATACAATGCTGCCATTGATTTGTTTGGTTCAAAAGCAGGACCGGCACTGGCACAATTCTGCCAGGAAGGAAAACTGAATTTTGAAGAGCTAGGCAAATCATTGAATGACAATGTTGGAAGTGTCAGTGATACATTTAATGCAACGTTGGACCCGGCAGATCAGTTCAAACTCACATTAAATCAGTTAAAGGATGAAGGGTTTGAACTTGACAATGCATTAGGACCAATACTAGCACAATGTCTTCAGACAGTAACACCGATTCTTAATGACATTATCAATTCATGGAATTCATTGTCACCAGAAACACAGAATATGATCATCAAATGTGCTCTTCTTGCAGCAGCAGTTGGCCCTGTGATTTCTATCATAAGCAAGGTATCAGGAGGGGTTTCGTCACTAATTGGCATTATATCTAAAATTGCACCTGTATTGGGACCTATAAAAACTGGTTTTGCAGCAGTAAATGCAGTCATGGCCGCTAATCCAATACTTATAATTATTGCGGCAGTTGCAGCACTTATAGCTATTTTTGTGACACTTTATAATAAGTGCGAATGGTTCAGGGATGGTGTAAATGCCATATTCGGAGCTGTAGCCGATTTTATCAAGGGAGCTATTGATAAGATTAAAGGATTCTTCGATTTCGATTGGAAATTACCAAAAATAAAGTTGCCTCATTTTAAAGCGAGTGGAGAGTGGTCACTTTCCCCACTTAAGGTACCTAAATTTTCCGTGGATTGGTATGCAAACGGAGGAATCTTGAACAGTCCGACAATTTTCGGTCAGAACGGTAACTCATTGATGGGCGGAGGAGAAGCCGGCAAAGAGGCTGTTTTACCAATTGAGTTACTGAAATCTTACATGAGAGAAGAAAATGAGTCAAATAACAGTGTATTAGCCTCCATGATTGCGGATGCAATACAAAAAATGACTTTGGTATGTCAGAATGACATTTATATTGGAGACAAAAAAACGGTGTCAGCACTAACAAAACTGATTCTGAAAAATGTATCAAATAAAATGCTGAACGCACAGGGAGCGAAAGGATAAGTTATGCAGGATATTGAATATAACGGAATGACCGGTTCTTCCATTGATATTTATTCTAAAGATCTTATATCTCTTCCGGCAGCATCTGAAAATATGACAGAAATAAAACTGTCTGGAAGAGATGGAACTCTGTATAAGTGGGATGGCACCTATGAGGCAAACGAAATCAAAATTGAATTCAACTACATAGGACCGGTAGAACGATGGCATGACAGATGGAGAATGGCACAGATTTGGCTATCGGCACACAATTCAACGCTGAAAATATCTGATGATGCTGATTTCTTCTATAAGGTAACACACGTCACGCTTGACGAGTGCAGCAGAACCACAAAAAGAATCGGAAATTTTACAGCAAATTTTAAGACGCTTGACGGACTGCAGTATCTGGTGGATGGTACTAGAGAGTATGATATAAAAGATGTACTGTGGAATCAGTATCTCACTTGCCATCCGACATATAAAATTACAGCGGAAGGCATGTGCACTCTGACCGTAAACGGAAATACAATGACAGCGAATGTTGGTCAGAATCTTACTATAGATACCGACAGAATGATAGCATATAGGTCTGATGGTACTCTGAATAATACACAGGTTACAGGCAATTATGAGGATATGTATCTTCTAAATGGTGAAAATGAAATTAGTTTTAGCGGGGGAGAACTCAAAGTGATTCCAAATTGGAGGTGCTTATGATTCAGATATATAATCCGGAGAATACAGATTTTGAAAAAAACGGAAACATGACACTGTTTCCATCATCTGCCACTGTAAATGCAAAAATAAGTGGAGCATGGGAAGTTACATTGGAACATCCTCTGGACGATGAAGGCAGATGGAAGTATATAGTGGATAATGCAGTGGTGAAGATGCCGTCTTTCAATGGAGAACAGCTTTTTAGGATAACACACAAAGAAAAGAGTGAATCAGAGATAACAGCAGATTTGCAGCCTATTTTCATGGATTCAAAAGATGATTGCTTTCTTATGGATGTCAGACCGACTAATAAGAATGGGCAGCAGGCGCTTGACATAATGACAGCTCCGAACAAAAAGTATTCTGCAAAATCTAATATCGCGGATATCAATACAGCATATTATGAAAAAATGAATTTGATTGAAGCGTTGAACAGCGATAATGAAAATTCATTTCTTAAGATATGGGGCGGTGAGATTGTTTATGATAATTTCACAGTGGTCATAGATAAAAAGGCTGGCAGTGACCGTGGTGTTGAGATTCTATATGGCAAGAACGTAGCCGAAAATGGAATGTCTGAGGAGGTTGATATGCGCAACGTAGTCACCAGAATAATCCCGCAGGCTTATAATGGACAGACTATGGATGGAAGTACACCATGGGTGGATTCCCCTTTGATAGACAAGTACCCGACTATAAAATACAAAGTCATGAAATTTGAGAATGTAAAGATGGAGGCTGACGCACAGGACGGAGATGCAGACAATGGAATTATCGTCTGCCATACGCAGGAGGAATTGAATGCAGCACTGGAAAGGCAGTGCCAGAAGCAGTGGAAAGAGGGAGCAGACAAGCCAACAGTCACTATTGAGGTTGACATGGTTATGATTGAGGATACAGAGCTTTATTCGGATGTCAAGGAGCTTGTAAGTGTATCACTTGGGGACACTGTACACTGCCGAAATGCGAAGCTTGACATCGTTACTGATGCCAGAGTCATTGAGCTGGAGTGGGATTGTGTGAACAATACCATTTCGTCAGTCAAATTAGGCGATTATCAGTTTGACTATATATCTAATCAGGTAAGCCTTCAGAATCGTATTGATAGTGCAATACGTGATGATGGGAGCGTAGTTGGAGCTCAGGTTAAAGGAATCCTTGATGCGGTAAAGACACAGTTTCATGCAATGCGTGACATAGCAAAGAAACAGGATGTAAGAGCTATGCTCTTTGAGGATTTGGATCCGGAATCACCTACATATGGAGCTATGTGCCTTGGCTCAATGGGATTTGAAATTGCATCTAAAAGGACCGCTGATGGAAAAGACTGGATATGGAGTACATTCGGAACCGGGAAAGGCTTTTTCGCCGACTATATTATAGCTGGAACCATGCTGGCAGTCCGGATATATGGAGGAACATTGACCATTGGCGGAATAGACAACATAGCAGGCATTATAAAAGTATTAGATGGTAATGGAGCCATCCTAACTATCATGGATAAAGATGGAATACTGACAAATGGTAAATACACTTGTGGAAGTGATGAATTTGGCCGAAGAGTAGAGATCTCAGAGGGGGAGATGAAGATCATGGACAAAAGTGGTAATACTGTCGGGAGAATTTTTGCAGTAAGTAACGAAATTTTTAAAATCGGTACTGAAAATGCATTATTTAGAATGTTTAAGACTGGCGAGGTATATGTTGATTGCCGGTCATTCGGTGTAAACGGATATAACGGATTTACCGGAACAGTAGAGTATTCGGATGGAACTTATGAGAATTATGTTGGAGGACTGCTTATAGGAGGAAAATCGAAAGAGGGTGCTTATCCATGATTAGTAATAATAAATATTTGACGCAGGGAGAGATGGAGAGCAATGCAAAAGAAATTTATACATATCTAAGTGATAAAGGCTGGACAATCAATGCAATCTCAGGCCTGCTTGGAAATATGCAGAGAGAATCAACCATTAATCCTGGATTGTGGCAAAGCCTTAAAGAGGGCAACTATTCCGGTGGCTATGGACTGGTGCAGTGGACTCCGGCAACCAAGTATACAAATTGGGCGAAGGCTAACGGATACTATATAGGAGATGGAACAGGACAGTTATATTGGATTGATCAGTTATCAGAATCTACAGGTGAATGGATTAAAACATCTGCGTATAATCTGACATGGTCTCAATTTAAAACAAGTACAGAGACACCGGAGTATCTTGCTTCAGCTTACCTCAAGAACTTTGAGAGAGCCGGTGTGGAAGAGGAAGAAGCACGAAGACAATATGCGAGATCCTGGTATGATTTCCTTGAGTCAGGTGTAGAACCGGCTGGAAGATATATAGTTAGATTTATTCCTGCATAGGAAAGGAGATATTTGAATGCAGACTATCAAAAGAGACATATATGTTACAAAGAATGTGCTTCAGGCTCCAATAGAGGTAACTGAGGGCACAAATTCAATCGCATTAGAGTTTGATATAAAGGATTACACTATTCCGGGTACAGCGGCAGCAGTTGTGTACAGTATGTGTACAAGAACTATGGCTGAGCCTAATAAAGCCTTGGCAGAAGTGGATGGAAATACGATTACGATTATTCCTTCTGAGTCATTTTTTCATGCAGGGCAGAATGTTATGCAGATCAGAGTGATAGATGGTGACAGTAAGCTGATATCGTTCAACATAATTGTTAAATGTACTGGAAAAATGAGATTTGGTGATGAGGAAGAGGAAAAGCAGACTACACTTGTGGAACAATTGTTAAAAAGATTTGGCAACTACGAAGCAGAGCTTAAGGATGTGAGAAAAGGATTTGCAGGAGAGTCATACGATAAAGCGGGGGAGGCTGTTAGAAAACAAATTGAAAGTGTCAATCAAAAAGTAGATAAAATAGAAACTATAAGTACCAAGGAAATTGATGCAATATAAGTTTTGAGACAAGAGGTGAAGTATGAGAAGAGGAACAACTCCAACAATCAAAATAAAATTAAAAGGTTGTGATATAAATAATTTGGAAAAAATATATGTAACCTTTAAACAGGGAAAATATGAGTTTGAGAAGTCCATGGATCAATTGAATACTTCGGATGAAACATTATTTATTAAATTATCTCAAGATGAAACACTGCAGCTTGATGCTATGAAGAATGTATTGATACAGGTCAGGGCAAAGACAAAAGATGAAAATGTAATTGCAAGCAATATCAAGTCAGTACCAGTTGAAGATATATTGAAAGAGGGGATGATATGACAGAAATTGAACTTGAAATGGAAAATGATACTGAATTAAGAATTGAATGTGAGCAAATATACATAATGGATGATTATGAACAGCTAAAAAACAAACCCCGCTTGAATGGAAAAGAAATATCAGGAGATATGTATGAGACAGATCCAACCATACCAGAATGGGCTAAAGCACAAAATAAACCATCATACACCCCGGAGGAGGTGAATGCAGTTAATAATGATAATGCTATTACCATTGAAGAAATAGAGGCTATATTTAATGGACTTTAGATAACAGAAAGGAGAACTATGGAAAATAAATATTTAAATCTTACAGGTGCGGTATACATCATTAGTAAAATTAAAACTCTATTGGGAGATAAAAGTGATAAAGGACACACACATTCAAAGGAAGAAATCGGATTAGGCAATGTTGAAAACAAATCATCACAAACTATCAGAGGAGAGCTTACAAGTGATAATGTAATAAAAGCACTTGGATATACACCACCGAAAGAAAATACAACGTATGCTGTTATGAAAGGTGCAACAGCTTCAGCAGCTGGAACGTCAGGATTGGTACCTGCACCGGCAGCTGGCGATCAGGGAAAGTATTTACGAGGGGATGGTACATATGGAACACCGACAAATACAACTTATTCTGATGCAACACAGACTGCACATGGTCTTATGTCAGTAAGTGATAAGAAAAAGCTTGATGGAATAGCGGAAGGTGCAAATAAGACAACAGTAGATAGTGAACTGAGTAACACTTCAACAAACCCGGTACAAAACAAGGCAGTACAGGCTGAGCTAACTAAGAAAGCACCTATAGCGAGTCCGTCTTTTACTGGTACACCTAAAGTGCCAACAGCATCAGCTGGTACAAATAATACTCAGGCCGCATCAACAGCATTTGTAACATCGGCCATTTCAACAGCGATGGCCGGTATTACTAAATTGGATTTTCAAGTAGTGCAGACATTGCCATCAACAGGCGTTAAGGGAACGTTTTATTTAATTGCAAATTCTGGAAATGGACAGAATGTGTATGATGAATATTTATGGATCAACAATAAGTATGAAAAATTAGGTACAAGAGAAATTGATCTAAGCAGCTATATAAAGAAGTCAGATATGGTTGCAATAACCAATAGTGAGATAGATGCGGCATTTGCATAGAAAGAAGGAGAAAAAATGGCAAAATATTTGGATCTTACAGGATTAAAGTATTTTATCACAAAGAGGATAGGAAAAACGGACATATCCAAGATAGGGGATGGAACGTGTACTGGAGCTATAAGTGCTTTAAACCAGAGTTTCGCAAATAATACTTTTATTAGAAAAGGTACTGCTGATAATATTACATATGGATGCTATCAGATTGGAGTATATTCAATACCTCCTAATGTTGCGGGGCATCCCTTGCCAGGATACTCAGGCTTCATGCTTGTTATGGGTGATAATAGTATTAGCAGAATTGTAAAGGTATTATTTCTTGCCAACTCATATACTTATATAATGTCACAAGAAACTGGTACAGGCACAGTTAAGCAAGCATGGACTCTAATACACGGAGCATAAATTAATAAATATTACTTAATCCCATATATCTTTTGAATACAAGCATATGTCCAATAAGCTCCTGTGCATGTATACCATATAGTATTTGAAGTCAATCTATAAGACACCCTAGCGAATGTATTTGATGCTTCATAATTAGTTAAGGAACTATGATAGTTATTATTTGATGAATTTTTCCCAGATACATCTGAATATGTTGAAATTCCGATTAATCTATTCGATGATATTGCCGCATCAGAAGCAGATGCAGCTATACCAAATATAACCATTATCATTTTATATTTAGACATATCAAAATTAATTGTTAGATATTTCTCAGATGTATTTGCCGATATATTAGATACTGGACTATTAAAAAGAGTTTCAATGTAGTTACTTTGTGCAGCTAAACTCTGGTTAGGGTGCGAGATAGAAAATATAAAATTTAATATGTAACTAACAAATAGAGCCTAGGAGCCGACACCAAATGAGGTGCCGGCTCTTATAATATAAAGAAAGGGGCGCAAGCTTATGAACAACATTAACACAATTAAAGGACTGGTAACTGCAATAACAGCATTCCTGTCAGCACTCTTAGGTACATTATATATCCCGGTATTACTCATGGTGCTTTGTAACATCATTGACTATATCACTGGATGTATGGCAGCAAGCAATCGGCCGGATGGAGGTATCAGCTCATATCGCAGTATCAGGGGAATCAAAAAGAAAGTAACAATGTGGTTACTTGTAGTAGTCGGAGCTGTATTAGATCAGCTTATTTTGTATGCTACGAATACGATTGGAATTAATATACCAATAAAATTTTTAGTTGCTTGTGTTGTGGCAATTTGGATCATATGTAATGAGATTATATCAATATTGGAAAATATGATAGATATAGGTATTGCAGTTCCAACATTTCTAATGCCATTGGTAAAAAATATCAAATCACAGACAGAACATATTGCAGATCAGAAAGAAAGCGAGGACAAATAAATGAGAATAGGATTAAATGCAGGACACACAATTTCAGGACCGGGATACGGTACAAGTGGAGTGATCGTTGAGTCACAGGAAACACGAAAAGTAGTAGCAAGGCTTACAGAAATCTTTAAGGGCATGGGAGTAACAGTAGTACCATGTACGATCGATAAGGCAGCATCACAGTCTGCTTACCTTAAACAGGCGGTAACACTTGCTAATCAGGATACCCTTGATTGGTTTATCTCCATTCATTTTAACAACGATGCAGCTAAGCAGGGAAAAGGAGTAGAGGTGTATACTTACAAGGGCAGACAGTACCAGGATGCCATTGAGGTATGTGAACATATCTCAGCACTGGGATTTAATAATCGTGGTGTAAAGGATGGATCAGGATTGTATGTAGTCCATAGGACAAAAGCGAAATCTATGTTGATAGAGGTATGTTTTGTAAATAATCCGGATGCATCAAATTACAAAAATAAATTTGATGATGTGTGCAATGCGATAGCATATGCGCTTGCTGACTATGTTGCCCCAGCAGCACCAAAGCCACAGGCACCATCTGTTACTCCAGCAAAACAGAAGTATGTTAAGGTAATATATGATGGACTGACTGTGAGAAAATCACCATCATGGGATGCATCTGCGGCAGCAGGAACAGTAAAGAAGAACGAGGTATTTACTGTGGTTCAGGGTCCTATCAAGGTAGGAAGCGGTAGTATGTATAAGCTTAAGTCAGGATTATACATTACAGCATCAAGCAAGTATGTTAGCGTGTTTGAGAAATAAAAGTTATACGCAAATGCAATTTGGATG